TTTTAGCAAATACTACTACTTCAACCATTACAGTCACTCTACCAGCAGCTGCTTCTACAGGTGATGAAGTTACAATTATAGATTCATATGGTACTTTTCAATCTAACAACTTAACCGTAGACCGAAATGGCTTAAAAATTAATAGTGGAACTTCTAATTTAATCTTAAGCAATAATGGTCAATCCCTTACATTAGTCTATGTAGACGCTACTCGAGGGTGGGTGTACAAGACTAATTATACTTCATAGGAGCTTAAAAGATGTCGCTCTTTGAAATGAAATTTCAGCCGGGTGTCGACAAGCAGGATACTGCTGTTGGAGCAACCGATCGTTGGATAGATTCCGATAATGTCAGATGGAGATACAGTCTTCCAGAAAAAGTAGGAGGATGGTCTTCTTTATTAACCGATACCATTGTAGGTGTCGCCAGAAAGCAACATGCCTTTGTAGATAATGATGGTAATAAATATGTAGCCATCGGTACCGATAAATTTTTACTTATATATTTTGAAGGCACTCTTTACGATATAACACCTTGGCGTTCTGATAATACTGGGGCGCAAACCGAATTTACTAGTTCAACATTAGCAACAGATAGTACCACAGTTAAAACATGTACAATCACTACCACATCCGATCATAATCTAGAAGTAGGAGATATTATTGTTTTAGATAGTGTTACTCTACCTGGTGGTACGGGTTTAAATGCAACTGATTTTGAAGATAAAAAATTTCAAGTCTTAACTGTTCCAACTTCTGTAACTTTTACTATTAACTCTTTAAACCAAGCGTCAACTGCAGTTTCAACTGGTGGAAGTATGAAGGTTCAACCTTATGCAACCGTTGGTCCAGCAGCTCAAACTTATGGCTATGGATTTGGTGTAGGAAATTATGGTGGAACAATTACAGGAGTTCAAACCGATGAATTAGATGGAGCCTTATTAGCTGATACCGCTGGTACAGGAGGAGTTGGTACAAGTGTAGCTTTAGATTCAGCAACTGGGTTTCCAACTTCAAATGGAACTATCCTTGTAGAGAATGAATTAATTTCTTATACAGCAGTTTCTACTAATAATTTAACCACAATTACCAGGGGTGCTTATGGAACTGCAACTCCAGGAACTTCAAATGGACAAGCTCATGGGGATGCAACAGCAGTTTACAATGCGACCAACTATACTCCATGGGGAAATGCAGTTAATGCTTCTGACGTTACACTAGAACCAGGTCTCTGGTCGCTAAGTAACTGGGGTGAAGTTTTAGTTGCAACCATTGCTAACGGTAAAACATATACTTGGAACTCAGGTATAAGTGGATCTGCTAGATTTACAGCTAGGGCCTCGAACATAACTGCTAGTTATCAAACATATATTGATGGCGACTATGGAAATCCAACTGCCACTAGAATGACTTTAGTGTCTCCAACTACTCGACACTTAATTCATTGTGGAACAGAAACAACTATTGGTACACCTTCTACTCAGGATGATATGTTTATTAGATTCTCGGATCAAGAAGCTATAAATACTTTTGCCCCGACTGCAGATAATAGTGCAGGTACTCAACGGCTTCAAGATGGTACAAAAATTATGGGAGCTATTAAAGGAAAAGAAAACATACTTATCTGGACTGATAATGCTTTATATTCTATGAAATTTGTTGGAGCTCCATTTACTTTTGGCTTTGAACAAGTAGGGACCAACTGTGGTCTTCTGGGTCAAAACGCCGTAGTTGAAATTGATGGGGTGGCTTATTGGATGGGAAATAATGGTTTCTTCTCATTTGATGGTACTGTTAATACTTTATCTTGCTCAGTAGAAGACTATGTTTATGGCGACTTTGATACTACTAAAGGACAACAAGTCGCTGCAGGAATTAATAATTTATTTACAGAAGTTATTTGGTATTACCCCACTCAAGGGGCTACTTATAATGACAGATATGTAGTATTTAATTATGGAGAAAAAACTCAACTCCCTACAGGAGTATGGTATACAGGAACTAATACAAACTCCATTAGAACTACATGGATTGATTCTATTGTTTATCCTAAACCTTACGCAACACAATTTAATAGTTCGGCAACAGGAAGTTATCCTAGTATTATCGGAGAAACAGGACTAGGACAAAGTGTATTTTTTCAACAGGAAACAGGTACCGATCAAGTTAATCCTAATGGAAGCACAACAGCACTAACTTCTTCACTGCAATCTTATGACTTTGCTATTCAAACAGATAAAGGGATGGGAGAATATTTCGTTGCAATGAGAAGATTTATTCCTGATTTTAAAACATTAACAGGTAAGGTTAGAGTGGTAGTAGGAATAAAAGATTATCCTTCTAATTCAAGTACCGATAGTACCTTAAGTCCTTTTAATGTTTTACCAAGTTCAACTAAATTTGATACAAGAGCGCGAGGAAGATATGCTAATATACAAATTGAAAATGAAAACGCTGGAGAAGACTGGAGATATGGAACTTTCCAAGTCGATGTTCAAGCAGATGGGAGAAGATAATGGCAAAAATAGTAGTAAGATTACCAGAACCTAGAAAAGAATATACCGAAGATAACCAAAGACAAATTAACAGAGCTATTAGTTCCGTTATAGAACAGTTAAATTCAACATACATGCAACCCGATAAAGAAGACCAAGAAAGGTTTAATTTCTTTTTAACATAATGGCTAACGTATATAAAAACATTCAAGCAAAAATTACCCCGGCAGGTTCGTATCATGATATGTATGAAGCACCGACAGAGACTACTTCCTTAATTAAAAGTATTAAATTATTTAATGACCATAGTGGGGCTTTAGATGTAGAGATTAAAGTCCACGATTCATCAGCAGGAACTGATTATGAGTGGGATAAAGTTAATATAAATGCCAGTGGAAGTATTGATTTATTAACCTTTAACAATATAATTATTCTCGAAGCAGGGGATAAAATTAAGATGCAATGTGCCACAGGAAATGTTATAAAAATGACAGCATCTGTGCTACAAACGAGCAGATCATAGGAGAATTATGCCATTTATAGAACAAGAAGCGAAGAGTGAATATAAAGAAATTGATGGTAAAAAAGTACATGTTATTACCCCTGAAGTAGAGATCACCCTAACTAATAATGAAACGGGTCAAGAGTATATGTCAGATAAAGAAGCTGACGATGATGTCGATAACCCATCTACAGACACTAAACGAGAACATATCAAAAGAGATGTGCATATAAAAGTAGCTGCTATGAAACTAGGGGCTGATACTGGTAAGGTATAAAATATTGACGATGAACAAAAAAACAAGTAAAGTGATAGATTCAGGTATAATCCCTGCGATTTTAATATATAATCACACATTAAGGAAATAGAATTATGGCCGATTGGAGTTGGTTAACAAATATAATAGGTAAAGCAGCAAAATACGAACCTTTGATTAAAACAGGGGTAGCTGCATTATCTACATACGCAGCCTTTAAAGATCAACAGAAGAAAACTCAATTGCAACAAGATGCTTATGATGACTACATGAAAGCTGCAGCAGCAGCTGGTCACGAGGCACAAGCAGCTATTGACTTAAACTTAACACCTATGACAGTATCAGGAGTACCTACAACTAAAGCCGATGTTACAGATTTTACTGCAGTTGCAGCTAAAGGTGGACTAATGTCCATACCGAATAAACAAAGAAAGAGATATTATGGTGGGACCGATGAAGAAGAAGTAATGGAATTTGATGAAGAATCAATTACTCCATTCGGCCTTCAACAAGAAACAGGAATTGATCTTACTGGTGAACAAGTAAGAGCTCCAAGTTCAGCGAGCCCTAGAGAGGGCGCGTGGAGTGTATGGAACTCAGGTGCCATAAATCAAGACATATATGAATTTGATTTTGAAATTTTCTTTAATAGCGGTGACTGGATGGATTTCCTTAAAGGTGAGGCGCCCATTCAAGGAGACACCAAGATGGCTTCAAATCCTGAGGACTTTATGACTACCGACGAAATGCAAATTCCTCAAGAAGAAATTATGGCTATGATGGGTACACAACAAGCAGCTCAAGGTGGTATCATTGGTTTGAGACACGGCGGAAGACCTGGGTATGACATAGGAGACCTGGTTACAGCTGATGCTGAAGCAGTAGTTTCAGAAGTTCCTCAATCTCAAGTAAATCAGATTCAAGGTAGTCAAATGACTGAACAAGCTTATAATGAAATTTTTAGAAAATTCTATGAAAGATTTCCTAATATAGATAGTGAAAATATGACTCTAGCCGACATGATAGCAATGCTTCAAGCAGAAGGAGTTATGGAACACGATCTAGGAATTTTAGGATTAGATAGATCAATGGATATGATCACACCTGCAAGTGCTAAGAAAAGTGCACAAAGAATATCTATGGGAGACACTCAATGGGGTAATATACCAGACATGGCTCAAGGCGGAAGACCTGGGTATGCATTTGGTCCAGGCCCAGTTGTGGATCAAGAAACTATGGCCGAATCAATTACATTACCTGATGGTGGTGAAGAAGTTGTTACTGATAGCATGACAGAAATTGAAGGACACACTGCTGGTGGTGGAGACAGAGGATGGAAGGCACAAATGTTGGCGCAGCAACTAGTAGATGAAAAATATCCAGGGCAAGATTTAGATTTTTATGATCTTTCTCAGGACGAACAATTTAAAATCTACACTATAGCGCTGGACATGATTGACTCTGGAGGAAATGCTAAAGGTGGATTACCAAAGAGAGTTAGAAAAGCTCCTGGAGGTATCATGAATCTAGGAGGATTAGAAAAAGATTATAGAACTACTGGTGGCTTTGTTCCTATTGGAGCCTATGAAAAAAAAGATGATGTCCCAGCAAGATTATCTAAAAACGAATTTGTAATGACAGCCGATGCAGTAAGAGCTGCAGGCGGTGGAAGTATTAATAAAGGTGCACAAAGAATGTATGACACTATGAAAAATTTAGAAGCACAACCACAAGCTAAAAGGATGACAGCATAATGGCAACACCTTATGATACAAGTGCTGGCGGTGGTTTATTACCCAGCGCAACGCTACAACCTTACGGTAAAGAGATACTTAAATATGGTATCGGGCAACTAGGAACTCCTATCGATGTAGGAAAACTAACTCCTCAAGTTGCAGGTCAAACAGCATTCCAACAAAAAGGAGCCCAAAGACTTGCCGACATGTATGGCATGGGCGACATTCAAAGAGATGCCACAGGACAAGTTACAGGTTTTCAAGGTGCAACAGGAATTGCTTCTTACCAGCCTTACTTAGATCAGATTTCACAACAAAATTTATTAGACCCAGCTAAAGGCTACCAAGATTTTATGTCTCCTTACCAAAAGGAAATCATAGACACAACAATGCAAGAGTACGATATCCAAGCTGGTAGAGGAAGACAACAAATTAGAGACAATGCTTATAATGTTGGAGCTTTTGGTGGAGCTAGACAAGGTGTTGAAATGGGAACATATCAATCAGAGTCTGACAGAAACAGAGCAGCATTACTTGCTGGTCTAACAGGTCAAGGATACAACCAAGCATTACAACAACAGCAACAACAACTAGCTAACCTACAAGGTCAAGCGACTTATGAAACTGGACTAGCACAAGAAGGAATAGCAAGTCTACAAGCATTAGGTCAACAAAACCAATTACTAGAACAACAAAAACTAAATCAGTTAGCTCTAGGTCAACAACAAGGTTACCAGTTACCAATGCAAAGAATTCAAGATGTTGCAAACATCTACGGAGGTATTGCAGGAGCAATGCCTGGAGCACCA